TTCCTTGAGTCGCGCCAGTTCCAGATCGAGGACATCGCGCGTTGGTTCAGGATGCCGCTGCATAAGATCGGGCACCTGGCCCACGCTACGTTCTCCAACATCGAGCACCAGTCTATTGAGTTCGTGACCGACTGTCTGCGCCCGTGGCTGGTGCGGTGGGAGCAGGAGTGCAATCGCAAGCTGTTCACAGCGCCGGGCCTCTACTGCGAGCATGTGGTGGACGGTCTGCTTCGCGGCGACATCGCGGCGCGCTACTCGGCCTACGCCACCGGCCGGCAGTGGGGTTGGCTGTCCGTCAACGATGTGCGTCGTATCGAAAACCTCAACAGCGTGGCTGACGGCGGCGATGTGTACCTCCAGCCACTCAACATGGTCAAGCTCGGCACAGAGGCTGTGCAGCAGTCCGCACCACCTCCGCCGCCGCAAGATGACCAGTCGGCGCAAAACATGCGAAACGCCATGCGAATCGCTTTGACTGATGCGGCCGCGCGGATCGTCGGCAAGGAGTCAAAAGCCTTGTCGCGTGCCAGCGCCAAGGGAGATGCCTCCGCTGCTGCAGCGGCGTTCTTCGCCAGCCACGCCGAGCATGTCGAGTCTGTTCTGTCGCCGTGCATCCGTGCGGCGTGTGTTGCGGCTGGCAAGGCATACGACTCAAAGCTCGCCCGCGACATCGCGGCCAGGTGGGTATCCGACGCCTCAGCCGGTGTGCGGTCTGCTCTGGAGGCCGGGCAGTCGCTCGATACGGTCTTGGACGACCGCGAGGCCGAAGTGCCGCAGCGCGTCGCGGCTGACATTCTGAACGAGGTGGCTAATGTCTGACAACAAGCATGAACGCCGGTTCGTTGTCGCGGAACTTCGCGCCGACGGAGACAAGCCAAAGATCACAGGCTACGCGGCTCTGTTCAACGCCGTGACCGACCTTGGCATGTTCCGCGAGCAAATAGCGCCAGGTGCGTTCAGTGCCTCGCTCGCCAAGCCCGACGACGTTCGGGCGCTATGGAATCACGACCCCAATATCGTGCTGGGGCGCAACACGGCCGGCACGCTCACGCTGAGCGAAGATGAACGCGGCCTCCGGATCGAAATCGACCCGCCCGATACGCAATGGGGCCGGGATGCAGTCACAAGCATTCGGCGCGGCGATGTGTCCCAGATGTCGTTCGGGTTCTTCACTCATCGCGAATCATGGGACTACGAGCAGAACATGCGGACGCTCGAGGAAGTGGAGCTGTTTGACGTATCTCCAGTCACGTTCCCCGCATACGCCGACACCACAGTAGCCGTACGCAGCATGGAGCATGGGCGCAAGGCCGCCGGCATGCACCCAACAGTGGCTGCCGCGATTGTGCGGCTGGCACAACTGTAGTAGCAACCACCCAACTCATTTCGCGCGTGCGTAGTCTGGCCGTCGCCTAGAGCGCGCAAACACCGACAGCAGCGGCAAAGGTGCCGCTGCGCATCCAAGTATCGAAACAGGAGTCCACAACGATGGATATCAACACCCTGCGCACGTTGCGGGCGAAGGCTGTGGCCGACGCATCCGCGATTGCCGACAAGGCGAAGGCTGAAAACCGCAGCCTGACCGCCGACGAACAAAAGAGCTTTGACGCGCACATGACTGCCGCCGACAACGCGAAGGCCGACATCACCCGCGCCGAGAAGCTCGAGAACGAAAAGCGCGAGCTTGAAACCGCGGCCCCCAAGAAGGCCCCCGCGGTTGAGCCTGGCAAGCGCAGCATTATCGAGGTTCCGCACTACCGGGCCTCCAAGCTGCGGAGCTTCCGCGGCGCGAACGCCATCGAGGACGCCTATGTCTCCGGCCGTTGGGCCGCTGCGGCTCTGTTCGGGCATGGCGACTCGCGGAAGTGGTGCGAGGAGCACGGCGTCCGTATCGCGCGCGACCCGGAAGCCCGCGCCATGAGCGGCGGCGTCAACACCGCCGGCGGCTTCATCGTGCCCGACCAGTTCGAGAACGCGATCATCGACCTGCGCGAGGAGTACGGCACGTTCCGCCAGTTCGCCCGCGTCATGCCGATGGCCGGCGACACGATGACCATGCCCCGCCGTACTGGCGGCGTGACCGCCTACTTCGTGGGCGAAAACACCGAGGTCACCGCCAGCGACAAGAGCTGGGACAACGTGACGCTCATCGCCCGCAAGCTCGGCGCGCTGTGCAAGTACAGCAGCGAGCTGGCCGAGGACGCCTTCATCTCTGTGGCTGACGACCTCTCCCGCGAAATCGCCTACGCCTTCGCGGTGAAGGAAGATGCGTGCGGTTGGAACGGCGACGGAACGTCGACGTACGGCGGAATCACCGGCGTGCGCACGGCCATCATCGACGGCACGCACACCGCGTCCGCGATCGACGCTGCCAGCGGTCACGACGCCCTCAACGAGCTTGACGGCGATGACCTCGAAAAGGTCATGGCGGCGTGCCCGAAGTATGCGCTCCGCAACGCCAAGTGGTACTGCTCGCAGGCGGCGTATTCCGTCGTGTTCGCCCCGCTGCTCCGGGCCGCCGGCGGCATCACCATGAACGAGATGGCGGGCCCGCTGCGGCTGTCCTACCTGGGCTACCCCATCGTGATCGACCAGACGCTGCCCAGCGCCCCGAGCACGGACATCAGCGACACCGCCATGCTGTTCTTCGGCGACCTCTCGCTGGCGGCCACGTTCGGCACCCGCCGCGGCATCACCCTGATGTCGAGTTCCGAGCGGTTCATGGAGCTGGACCAGATCGCCATCATGGGCACGGAGCGGTTTGCGATCACCGTGCACGACCTCGGCACCGCGTCGGTCGCCGGCCCGCTGATCGGCATGATCGGCGAGTAATCCTACAACACCATCTACAAGGAGCCTCACCAATGATGAGCGACAACTTCAAGATCGCCTTCCAGGCCAACGGGCAGGCGCTCACCGCGGCCGGCACCGCCATCGGCACCGCCGCGACGAACTTCGTCGATACGAAGGGCTTTCGTCAGGCCACGTTTGTGGTCTCGACGGAACAGACCGAAACCGGCACCTGGAGCGTCCTCAATATCGCACACAGCGATACGAGCAACGACTCCGCTGCGGCCACTGCCCGCGTGTCGCTGGTCGGCGGCACCGCCACCAGCACGGCGGCCGGGTTCGTCATCGCATCCAGTCCGACCGCCGGCACCTGGAGCACGATGATTAAGGTTGACCTGAACGGACTCAAGCGGTACGTGAAGGTCAACGCGGTCCCGAGCGTGGCGCAGACGGCTTCGGTCGTCTGCATCCTGACGGAGCCCGAGATCGGGATCGACTCCGCAACCGAGGCCGGAGTGACCAAGCTGGTCGCCGGCTGACCCCTACTCCTCTCGCCAGGCTCCGGCGCATCATTGGCCGGGGCTTGGCGGGAGTACCTGAACTCTTCGCGAGAGAGTGACATGACCCAAGACGTGCAGGCTGCCGTCGCATCCGTGCCGTGGTGGTATCACAAGATCGAACTGCCAGGCGGAATCACTACGCCAGGCTGGGCGCCGATGCAGCCGGAGCGCTACAACCTTCCGGCCGACCTGACCGGCAAGCGCGTGCTCGACGTCGGCGCGTGGGATGGCTACTGGACGTTCGAGTGCCTCAGGCGTGGTGCGGCAGAGGTTGTCGCCATTGACGACTTCTCCGATGCTTGCGGACTTGACAAGCTACAAGAGCAGCGCCGCAAACTGGAGTGGCGTCCGTTTGACATCTGCCGCGACGCACTGGGCTACACGGCGACGCGATGCAAGCGTATCAAGATGTCGGTATATGAAGTGACTAAGGCGGCACTCGGCGAGTTTGACCTGGTGCTGTTCTTTGGCGTGCTGTACCACTTGCGGCATCCGCAGATGGCGATGGACCTGCTGTACGGCGTGACCAAGCCCGGCGGCATGATTCTGGTCGAAACAGCGATCTGCGATGATGTCAGCACGTACGTCAAGGGCCCAAGCGGCCTTGGCACGCACGGGCCGACGAGCCAGTTTCACCCGACCAACGAGTACGGCAACAACCCGTCGAACTGGGAAGTTCCCAATCTGCAGTGTGTAGGCGCGCGGCTGCTGGCGGCCGGGTACAGCGATATTCAACTAGGCAAACTTACCGAAACAGCCACCAGTCCGGTGGAGGCGCGTGGGTTCGCCGCCGCTGTCAAGCCGATGCCGCAGGCTGGGCTCAAGGTGTCTGCTGCCATGAGCGTGCCTCGCCTCGGTTTCATGGACAACTTCTTCTGTGTGTTCGAGGCGCTGCTTCCGCTGGGCATCCCGATCCGCAAGACCACTGGCGCCTTCTGGGGTCAGTGCCTCGAGCGTGCGATGGAGGATGCCATTGATTCTGGCGTCGATGCAATACTTACCATCGATTACGATTCGGTCTTCCGC